TTAGGATTTTTAAACTCAGCAAATCGCTTAGTACTTCAAAACTTTAAAACCCCTCACGGTAGTGAGGGTTTTAAAGTTTATGAAGTACTTAAAGGCCCTCCGAAGCCGCTTCAAGCCGAAGGCTTGTGGCAACCAAAACTTACAATTCGGAGAATTGACTATGGCGAAGCCAGACTTCAGCAAAATCCCAGCCTCTAAAGAGGCTTCACCCCGACAGATCTCAGCGATTGCAAATCGCTTTGCGAAGCTAACGAATCCAGAGGATTCGTGGATGCTGACCAAGAAATACACCGCAGTTCTTTACAGATTCCAAAAGGAATCTGGGAAGAACTTGACTCACGGCGACATCCAGAAGTTCTTCAAAGTCTCTAAAGTTCCTAAGAACTTTAGTGACTTGCTCAGTACCGCTGAAGAGACTCCAAAGGAGTCTCCAAAGCCTTCAAAGAAGGCTCCGACTAAGACTTCTACGAAGTCTTCAAAGACACCGCCAAAAGTCTCTGAGGCTTCAGAGCTTAAAGCTCTGAAGAAGCAAGTCGCAGATTTGACTGCCGCTGTCCAGTTACTTCTGAAGAACTCTTAAGAGTTCTTCAAAGTCTTCAAAGACCCCAGCTTTGCTGGGGTTTTTTTATTTATAAACCCTAAACTCTAAAGGAGTTTTGTATGATTACATTGGAACAAGAAAAAATTGTTGTGGATGCCATAAATAAAATGGTAGAAACTTTGAATAAAAACAAAGAAATACGGCACGAAGATTTAATTGAGATAACTATTTTGGATGACTTTGAAACATATAAATTTATATTGCTGGGCGATGCCCAATTCGCATTTGATATTTGCGGCCCGTCGAGGTCTTAGGGATTCTAGTCTTTAAAACCCCCTCACGGAGTGAGGGTTTTAAAGACGTAGAAGCCCTTAGAGAGTCGCTGAGTCGGCTCTCACTCACCCAAACTTCATTGCACTTGGAGGTGCTTATGTCTCAGTTCGACTATACTACTCTCGACCCCAACAAACCTGCTTCATACCGTCAGTTTAACGGTGTTGCATATCACTTTGCTCAGTTGCACACCAAAGGTGACAAGGCAAAAACATACATGACGACTCGTATGTTCAAAGCTATCTTGTACAAGTTTTACAACGAACAAGATATTCAAATGACTCATGGCGAGGCTCAAAAGTTCTTCAAAGCCAAGCGAGTTCCTGCTCAGTTCAAGAAGTTAATTACTATCCGTAAGTAATCTTTATAGCCCCGCTTCGGCGGGGGTTTTTTTGAGGTCTTTAAAATGAAAGATAATTTTGTAGCAAAGAATGCTAACAAGTTTAACAAAGCTAAAGTATTTAAAGACCACAAAAAAGCTTCAAAGAAAATTAGAGAAACTAAACATAAATCAAAGGATATTCCTAATGAATCTTAATGAAGTTAAATATAAAGAAACAAGAAATATGATGTTGTTTGGTAGTTATATTTTTACAGTCGTTGCTGTAATTATATTATTAGTTTAGTCCGTCTTGGGTGGGCATAGTTTGGTTGGCGCTATGCTTTAAAATGGTAAGCTCTGCTTACAAGTCAACCACTCACCCTAAACTTTATATGGAGATACACTATGCGTTTTTTAGATTCTGAAATTAGTCCAGCCTTTGGTGCAACTTATCATGCTATTAACAACGGCACTCCTCCACAGCCATTAAATATTCGTGGTCGGCAGTCTAATTGGAGAGAAAGGTTTGAAAAAATGCAATCAATGGAATGGTTTGTTGTACCTTATGCTGATCGACATAAGACTCAGCAAGCGGCGGCAAGTTATCTTAGAGGACGTTATAGCTTTTACAAAATCAACAAAGACGGTGATATGTGTCTATTGAAACTTCGTTAATTTGTGGGGGCTTCGGCCCCCTTTTTATTTGGAGGACATTATGCTGTGGAAAAATGAATGCGGTCACCCCCTAGAAGATTATTTATTTAGCATTACTGGCCCTATTGATTCCTATGATGTGTGCTATTACAGGCATAGTCTTGGAGATAAAAATGAATTTTGTTTGCGTTATGGCAATGAAGACCATGAATATCTTAGCAGTTGGGATTGTTCATGTATTGAACGGCGCATCTCTCATTTAAATAAATTTGGTGAAACTCCAACAGATAAAATGGAGTTGATAATGTTCAACAATATGAAGAATAAAATACAAGAAAAAGGTTATTGGGATCTCCCGTGGGATCTGACCCCTGAAGTAACAGAACTACAGCGGGTTGTAAGATATGATGATGCACCAGAAGATACTGGCAAAGATAACTGGCGGCTTGAAAGATTAAATTAGAGTGGGCTTCTACGTCTTTAAAACCCCCTTACAGGGTAAGGGGTTTTAAAGACTTAAGAAGCCCCCCACCGACGACGACACCGGAGAACGCAATGATAATATTTAATTACCCCAGCAAAAAAGTATTGAAAGAAAACATTGGCAACGAGTTGCAGTATATTGAAACAAGTATATTTGGCCCAGAGTATCGGTCAAATGGTGTGCTGGTTGGGGCCAATCGGCCTCACATTACAGGGATTGGGCGCGAGTTTTTTGCAAAGGTCACAATGGTAGATGGTAAAATCTCTAAAGTTGCTTAAAGAAATAGCATATTAAATACACGGGGCTTCGGCCCCATTCTGAGGGTTTATTATGTATAATATTCATGCACAAGCAGTGCAAAATTACTCAAAATTATCTAGCTCTAACCTTGTCGATGTAATACTTATGGTTGTGTTAAGTATTCAACAGCCGTGGTATGCCGTTGGCAAACAACTCAAAGATGTAAAACTAAATGGCATCAACTCTAGATTTATCTGGGGTAACAAAATCAAAACTTACAAGTCTCTCATGTCCCGCAAAGAATTTATTTATTCTCAGTACCTTGCAGTTCTTAATTCAAATAAATCTGATGATGATAGGGCGCTGTCGTTGATGAATGTATTCTTGCAAATTGATGGGTTAGGTATGGCAAAGGCTGGCTTTGTTTGTCAATTAACTGCGGGCCTTGTCGGTTGTATTGACATTCACAATTTACGAATGTATAATATCCCAATGAAAGATTTAAAATTATCTAAGTCTTTAAAGTCAAAGGCTATAAAGAATCGTCGTGTTATGAATTATATTTCTATATGTCACGACATTGGTACAAAAAAGTTATGGGACAACTGGTGTAATTATTTAGCTAGTAAGTCTAAAAGATTTGAGGATGGCTTTCATGTATCCCAAGTACATTATAGCTATCTTCAAGATGCGGTAAACCTTTAATCAACTGGAGACATATTATGTCGGATGTAATTTCTATCTTTGGTACTCATCGTCCAGCAGATCCTTTTGCTGGCAAAGGTCATGGCGTTGCTGATTTTCCTGTAGCAACCCGCCCAATGTTGTACTTTAATGATGACACTAATCAATGGTATGAGTCATCAAAAGTTGCTGTTGTTCGTACAGATACTATGGACGAGCTAGGTGTTCATGGTAAAAATTATAAGCCTGTTGCCCCTCGTGAATTAATTGACGCTCAACGTGCAATTATTATGCGGAGTGGTTTAAAGACTGATGGTATCGTTGAAAAGATTGAGTGCAGTTATAACGGTGCGGCGACATTTGTAAAGTATCGTTTGCCAGAGCATAGTTACCTTACTCCTGATGGGGATACCGCCACGCTTACTTTGTTGGGCGTGACTTCTCTTAACAGTACGTTTGCTTTTATTATGTCAGCAGGCGCTCGCCAATCTGCTTGTTTTAATGGTCAAGTATTTGTTACTGGCGAGGCTGGTTTGTTTAAAGCTCGACACACCAAAAACTTAGATATCCAACAAGCTTCTCGTGCAATTGTTAAGTCTCTTGAAGTGTTTGAAAAAGAACGGGAGTTGTGGCAGACTATGTACAAAACGCAAGTTACTCAGAAGCAGGCGATGTATAGTTTTGCAGAGGCCGCTGGCTGTCTTGAGTTAGTACAGGCCGCAGTTCACGAGAGTGGTGTATCTTGGTCAGCAGTATTCGACAAGCTCCCTCGACTGAACAATACATTAACATATCTTGCTAAGGCTTGGGGTGAGTACTCTCAGAAGATGGGCAGTACTCAATGGGCGGTGTATAATACACTTACAGATTGGGCTACTCATGCTCCAGCACCTACTAAGAAATCTCAAAATAACATTGCTTCGGTTAATCACAAGCGTTCAGAGGTTGTGCGTAAGGTATGTAACTCTGATGTCTTCCGCATCGCGGCCTGAACGTATTGATATTGAATCTCTGGTTCAGTTATATATTTATCTCAAGTCTAATCCAGATTACAGTGGACTAGCACATGAGTTAAAGGAGTTACACTTTTCTGAATCAGAGATCTTCAATGTCCTTCATAAAGTTCGTGAAGGTTATTACTAAAAAATATAGCGTCCTTCGGGGCGCTTTTGTTTGGAGGTGATAGTGAAAGCAAAAGAAAAAGTATTAAATGTTCAAAGACTAATCAGATCAGCGATGAACGATGAAGACTACTGTTCTTTTATTCTTGATTGTTTACATGAAGAACAAAGTAAATTTTCTTTAGAGAAATTAAATCAATTCTGGGATGATGCCGCAAAGTCTAGCGACACCGTTGAAGAATGGATCAACAACCACAGAGGAAAGTAATATGTATTACATAGCACCCCGAAACCAGCGCGGCACTGGCGGCATGATTATCTGGCAACATATTAAAAGCCTAAAGAATTTTAAACCTACTGATACTGTTGAGTATGTAGTCGCTAGAAATAAAAAAGAAAGGGAGAGGTCGCTACCAATTTATGTTGGTGTAGGCGGCAAGCTTATAAAAACTCAGCGGTATGAAATTACTTTTCTCAATCAATTTTTTAACTAGGAGATAATTATGCGTAAGCGACAAGCAATACTCAAAGTAGGGTACGTACAGTTCATCACTGATGTATCAACTGCACTAGAGTTGGACGAAAAGTTAAGTGCGCTAACACAGGTAACGGCGCGCTACATAGACCCGGACGTAGACGACGATGTAGTTCCCACTGGTCTAGTGTGGTGTAAAGATAGATCAACATCGAAGGTCGAAGCCACATTGTTAGAGAAGAGTTCGTCTTTTGTTGATGACGAAGATTGGTACGATTCAGTACAGGCAATGAGGGAGGATAACGATGGGGACAGCTAGTATGTATGGTAATCAGGTGATGGATGTGGAGTTAGACTGCGAGTGGATGTCTATCTATGTAACCATTGAGTATTTTGTGCATGGTGATGAGGAGAATCTAGTTGAAATTGTATCGGTTAAATCGCGTGGAGTTGATATCACTAGCTGGGTCAATAGTAATTATATATATGATCTCATTGCTGATGAAATAAGTAACGCTGACTATCATTGGAGTGATCATGGAGATTGATATGGACAAAGAGCGCGTAAAACATTTTATTGCTACGATGCCTGAGTACTGGTATGCGTTAGCTATAATTGTTTTTTTTAGTGTTGGTTTTATAATAGGTGATTACATTAAATATGGAGGTACGCCGTGAGTATTGATGATGCAACCCCAGAGGAATGGGATAACATTAATAAACCAAAAACAATTTATGGGAAACTTTTTCATCCTCAAGATAATCATACAGCTAATCCTGTAACAAAGCCTGAGCATTATAATAAAGGTGGTGTTGAGGCTATTGATTATATTAAACAACAATTAGGTGATGGCTTTGCCGATTATTGTGCTGGAAATGTACATAAATATCTTCATCGTTTTCGCTATAAGAATGGTGTTGAGGATCTGCGAAAGGCTCGTGTCTATCTTGATTGGTTAATTGAGGATATATTAAATTGAAAAAACTTATTCAACGTCTTAAACAAGACAATCTTTTTTATTATTCTGAACTACATGGACGTAAACATTATGCTAATGTTATGAGAGCAGGTTTAGAATTAGCCGCTCACTACAATCTTAATCCAAAACTTTTTAAATACTTTGCGTACCTTCACGATTCTTGTAGACACAATGAAAATTACGATCCTAATCACGGGCCTCGTGCCTCAGAATATATTAATGAAATCAAAGACTTAATTGATCTTTGTACAGTTGAGCGTTGGCAGTTACAATCTGCCTGTGCGCTACATACTTCTGCAAAACCTTGGGATAATAAAAAATATACTCTCTTTGAAAAGTGTGCGTTCGATGCTGACCGCTCTGATATCGGCAGAGTTTGTTTAGAAGTCGATCCAAAATATTTATTTACTCAAAAAGGAAAGGAGCTTTTTATAGATGACAAACGAGAATACAACTATGACAAATGGGCTGGACTCTACGCCCAAGCATAACATAACCTTTGATGAATATCAACAAGCCGCATCATCTACAGCATTATACAAAGATAAGTTTTATCCGATTGCATCATTGATGGTGGAGTCAGCAGAACTATCTGACCTTTTTATAAAACCAATGCTAAGGGGAGATGCCCGAACAATCGAAAGACAAGATGTTATTTCTGAGGCAGGAGATGTTTTGTGGAATCTTGCCATGATATTAAAAGATCATGGGGTTGACTTCTCAGAAGTTGCCAAGTATAATCTATCTAAACTTCAAAGTCGTTCTGACCGTGGAGTTATTAAAGGATCTGGAGGTAATCGTTGAAAGTAATACAAGGTAATTTTAGTAAAGATAAGTCAAAGTCTTTAAATGAAAAACTTACGGAAGGTCTTACAAAGCTTGAAGATTCTTCTAATGAAGAAGCTTTAAGATATCCTTTCATTCTTATTGTTGATACAGGAGAAGAACTTAAAGTAGTATCTGATGTAGAAATGGAGAAGTTTAATTTACTATTGGATCTTGTTAAGATGACAATCCTTTCAGGAGATTATGAGTAATGGATGATGAAGTATTTAATATAGAAGATGCTGTGTGTAGGGCATTTGTTATGTCACTAGGTACTAGTCTACCATCCCCTAGCACAGTCCAGAATATGATTAGTTGGATAAAAATTCAGGCTCGTAAAGAGCAAGAACAATTATCTACTGATTATGTGTATAGTTGTATCCCTCGTTACATTAATTTTATGTTTAATAAATCTTAGGAGATTTAATTATGGCTCTTGTTGAAGGTGTTGCATACTGGGCGTCTATCACCACACCAAACACAACCTACACTCCGGTGTATACTGTGAATCTTGTGGTGACTGATGATGTCGCAAATGATTTTCGATCTCGCGGCTTCACAGTTAAAGATATGGAAGAAGGCCCAGCACTTCTTATCAAGCGAAAAGTAAATGGCCCCAACGGTATGGTGCGCTCTGCCCCTAAGCTGTTGGATAAAAACAAACAGCCTTTAAATGTTAGTGTCGGTAACGGCAGTAAGGTTAGGGTGCAGTACAAAGAGTGGGAGTCCACTTGGAATGGTACATTGTACAAAGGCTTAGATTTACAGGCGCTACAGGTAGTTGAACTTATAGAATACGCCAGCCCTGATGGTGCAGAGTTTGACATTGTTGATGGTGAAGAAGATGGAGATGAACTTTAGTGTATAGATATACTCACGAAGATAAAACTTATGACGTATCAAAGCTATCCCTTGAGGGGGTAGCCTGTTTTAAATTACTAGCTGATGTCCAAGAGCGTATTGATAACTTTGGAAATGAAGTAACAATTGCTCAAGCTTCTGCTGTTGCACTACATCAAAAAATGCAAGAGTATTTAGAAGACTCTGCAATTGTTGAGGACAATGAAACGGAGGAAT